AGATCAGAGAACATTACTTGTCCCCTGTGCTGAGGTCGGCGCGGTAATCACGATAAACATCAACTGGTGTGATGCACTCACCTTGCACGTACCCACCGACAGCATCGGTCGGGAAGCGTTCGCCGCATCCAGTGAGCCAGTTAAGAATGATGAAGGCGAAGAACAGACCGAACACTGATGCGAGCGTGATACTACCGAGCCAATCAATGAGGCGACGGGTATTGCTTTGGGTCACTGCGCGGTCGATGCGACGTTGTCGCGATGAAACGTAAGACATGGTTAGACACTCCTATAAGTGGTTACGTGTAAACAGATAAACAGACAAAAGGTTAAATAGACAAGGGTATTTAGACAGCGTCTAGCGCGTAAGCCCTTGGTATTACTGTATTTAGACAATTAGACAAAGATTGAGAGCAAAGTGGGAGGACGCCAATGAAGGGCGCGTTTTGCACGTCAACGCATCAGAGTTATGAAATCCTGATGTTATTATTTATCTTTGTCTTATTGTCTAATTGTCTAAATAGAATAATAAATAGTATATAAAACAACACTTTACGGCATTGGGGTATTTAGACAAACGACTAGACAAAGCATTTCGTGTCTAAATACCCCTCGCACAGTGGATTAGGCCGCACGCTTAGCGCGTTCAGCCATGAGGTCGATCAGTTTCGCAGTGGCTTGTGGGTCTTTGTTAGTAACCTCTGCACCATTTGACTCAGCGTCGTCGAGCTTCTTGTGGACCATGGCCAACAACTGTTGAACGTCTAAGTCCTTGACGATTTGAGATACAGACTGCTCGCCTTCGTACCACTTGTCTTGATCCATTAGGTACGCGACAACCGCGTCGCCGTCGACAAAGTCAGCGGATTTAATGGCGGACTTGTTAATGACTGCTTTGTCCTTGTCGAAACGTGCAAAGCCATTAGCGGTTATCCACTTGACCATTTGCTTGCGGTTCATACCTGACGCCGCGCCGAGTATGTCGTCAAACATACGTGGGTCAGAGTTTTGGTACGCGTGACCGGCGATTTCGCACAGAATGACGTGGTACTTGTCGCGCAACGACTTAGTGTTACGTGCAAGAGTGTTGATTGACTTTTTGATTGCTGATGATTTACGCATGATATTGCTCCAAATTATTAAGGGGTTGAGGTTATGAACACGCGTTATTGCATGTGCATAATGCAAGCCCCTAAAGACTTGACCATTCAAAGACCGTTAATTTGCAGGGGCGTGAATGGTCGCCTGCGCGTAGTGCGCATTTATCCTACATCAGAGGTCATACACCGAGCGGAACAAGTCCTGCCTATGTGAGATCGCAATGCGACAACCCCGAAGGGCTTCCATCTCATAGACACCACAGTTGTTAACTGTATCCAAGATTCACCGGAATTTTACCCGATAAACACACAACGCGAATTTCTGCGCGCAGTGCGTGATAGCCTGATTCCCCACATCCCGAAGAATGCTTTTTTACTATTCGCGCATCCGATTGACGTGTCAGCAAAAAGCAAGACAGTCGCAAAGACGCAAGGGGCGAGAGCGTATCACCGCGTGGCGGCAAGGTGCTGAAGCATGACAGGGAGAGTATATAGTCCCTCAGCGGTTCGACCTTACACCTATGGCGGCGCGTAAACAGGGGGGGAGCGGGACCGACGGGGGGTGCCCGGCCACCCAGCCCTTATGTAACGCGTATACCGCAACCCAAAATTTGACCCTTTTTAAGCTGCTAACCTCTTGTTCATTTAAATTCCAAATATTGACACAGATGTGCTCACGCGTTAGCATCTGACACCATGAGCAAACAACTGTACAAAGCAATAGACCCTACACAGGTCGATAAACCCATCTTGTCTCCAGCAGATATGTTGGCGATTGAAGAAGACCCGTCCAAAATGGAGACGGTAGCTCGTATGCTGGGTGCAGTTAACCTAGATAACTTGTTCCGCCATATGCAGAACCCCACAATAAACCCCATGGCCCGGATAGAGTTCCAAAAAATGCTGAATAAGCTCGGCAAACTGGAACCGGATACCAAAGCGGACAACACAGGTGGTGGACCACAGGTCATAATCAACATCACACGCGCTAAGGACCGAGACGACGCCATCACAATCGAAGGTCAGGCGCTCGACGATGCTACATGAAGTTAATTTTGAGGTTATAGCGAGCCTAGACGACTTTTTCTACTCGGAAAAGTTCATATCTTTGGCTGTTGGACCGGTCGGATCGACTAAAACCACCGCCGGTATTATGAAAATCGTGCATCATGCGGCACAGATGGCCCCGTGTAAGGACGGAATACGCCGTTCTAGGTGCATTTGGGTGCGAAATACGCGAGAACAGCTCCGAGATACGTCAATTCCTGACTTTTTGAAGTGGATACCCGATGGAATTATGGGTTCTTTCCTCAAAACAGAGTACAAATTCGTCATAAAAATGGGTGATTTAGAGTGCGAAGTCCTATTTCGCGGGCTAGATGACGCCAATGACGTGCGAAGATTGCTGTCTTTACAGGCTAGTTTCATCATATTTGACGAATTTAGAGAGATTCACCCCGACATTTACAACGCTGCACAAGGGCGAGTAGGCCGCTACCCAGACAAAATGATGAACGGTGTGGGGTGTGTGACCGACGATGGGCGGTCGAATATGCACATTTGGGGTATGACTAACCCCCCAGACATGGATACTTTCTGGGAAACGCTGCTCACAGAGCCGCCAGAGAACGTACATATCACGATACAGCCCAGCGGTCTCTCTCCCGAAGCCGACTGGACGCAGTTCCTGCCAGATGACTACTACGACAACCTCGCACAAGGTAAGACTGACGACTGGATCGACGTGTATATCAACGCGCAGTTCGGCAAGTCGCTGTCTGGTCTACCTGTGTTCCGTTCGTTTGACAGAGACGTGCACGTTGCGAAAACTACGATGAAACCTATGTACTCTGACGACCCCCTGTTGATCGGTGTCGACGCGGGTCTAACCCCGGCGGCGGTGATAGGGCAGGTAGCCTACGACGGACGCTTGGTTGTGTACGATGCGAAAATATCTGACGGTATGGGTGCACTGAGGTTTGTGCGGGAAGTGATAAAACCTCTACTGGTTAACAAGTTCCCCGGTAGACGCTCGCTTATAATAATTGACCCGGCGGCGTTTCAGCGTGCACAGACCGATGAGCGGACTGTCGCTGATATATGGCGTAACGAAGGCTTTATGGTCAAAGGGGCTAAGACGAATTCTGTGGCCGCTAGGATAGCAGCGGTCGATAGGTTTATGACACGCGTCGTCGACGGTAAGCACGGAGTTGTTATCGACCCCGAAGGTGCGCTGCCACTCGTACAGGCGTTAGCGGGTAAGTACCGTTACAAGATAAATACGAAAGGTGTGAGGGATGAGAGTCCAGAAAAATCGCACCCATGGTCGGATGTAGCTGATGCTTTTCAGTATATGTGTCTACACGCAGACGGCGGAGAAACCTTTGGTGGCATGGCTTCAATGGACGAACGGCGCGAGGTGGTTAAGGTATCATCGCGAGGTTGGACGTAATGTGTTGACCTGTTAGCAGATAAACGCTATTGTGTCCATAGTATCGCACATGTGAGATAATATTTAATGGCACTAGGTTCGCAACTTATTCCTGTTGCGCGTGCCTCTGACCTAGAGGCCGCCGCACAGAGAGAGTCTGCTCAAACGCAGATGACCCCTATGGTACAGGGTCTTGCAGCGCATGTCCGCCGTAGGTGGGAAGTGATGCGAGATCATAAGCGCGACACAATCGAAGATCGGTTGTCTCGTTGCGTACGTGCGAGGAACATGGAATATGACCCAGAGAAGATGGCAGAGATACGTGAACAAGGCGGCTCTGAAATCTTTATGGGTATTGTTAGTACTAAGTGCAGGACTGCTACTGCATGGTTGCGCGATACACTTCTAGGCACTGGGGCTGATAAGCCTTGGTCCATTTCAGCTACACCAATTCCCGAAGTCCCACCTGACGTTGAAGCAAACCTACAACGTATTATGCAGATGAACCTACAGCAGTACTACGCTGCGGGTAACGAGCCTATCGACCCTATGGAGCTAAAAAGCCTAGCGGGCGGTATGAAAGATACTGCTACACGGGCTATGAAGCACGAGGCGGAGAAGCGCGTTGAGCGCATGGAATTGAAAATGGAAGACCAGCTTGCAGAGGGCGGCTGGGTAAAAGCTCTCTACGAATTCACGAACGATCTCGCGACGTTCCCGTTTGCAGTTCTAAAGGGTCCGATACCCCGCAAACGAAAAGCCATGAAGTTCATGGACGGCGGCTTAGCTGCTGTTGATGTACTACGTGACGAGTGGGAACGCGTTGATCCTTACAAGTTTTACTACGCTCCTTGGGGCGATGACATCCAGAACATGCCCATCATGGAGCTTCACCATTTAACACGTGAAGACCTTGAGGCGATGTTGGGTGTTGAAGGTTACGACGAAGCTGCCATACGTACGCTCCTCGCTGATTTTGGCGCAGGCGGGTTCGAATGGTTAGAACATTACGACAGCGAGATGGAGTCCGTAACTGACAAAGATTTTGATGATGCAAGTTCTGACCTCATTGCTGCGTTGCAGTTATGGGACTCTATACCCGGCAAGGTACTGTTAGAATGGGGAATGTCCGAAGACGAGGTTGAAGACCCTCACAAGTCTTACCCCTGCGAAGTTTGGATGATTAACAACACGATTGTTAAGGCTGTCCTAAATTACGACCCTATTGGTCGTAAACCCTATTACCTCACTTCTTTCGAGAAAGTCCCCGGACGTATCGACGGAAACGGGGTAGCTGACCTTTGTATTGACGCGCAGAATATGTGCAACGCGGCAGCGCGAGCACTAGCGAACAATATGGGCATCTCATCTGGCCCACAGGTCGGCGTAAACGTAAGTCGTCTCCCAGCAGGAGAAGACATTACTCAGATGTATCCTTGGAAGATATGGCAGTTTAAGTCGTCAGAATACGGCGATGCGTCTGCCCCTATGCAGTTCTTCCAACCTAATTCTAACGCAGGCGAGCTTATGGCTGTGTTCGAGAAGTTCATGGAACTTTCGGACGAAGTGTCAGGTATCCCTCGTTATATGACAGGCCAGCATGTGCCGGGCGCAGGGCGTACATCGTCCGGTCTATCCATGCTTATTTCTAACGCAGGCAAGAGCATAAAGCAGGTTATCGGTAACGTTGACCACGATGTGATTACACCTATGCTTGAGCGCCAGTACCAGAGAAACCTACGGTACTCGGAAGACCCGGATTTGATTGGTGATGTACAAATTATGGCACGAGGCGCGATGTCGCTTGTCGTCAAAGAAGCTGAGGCTGTACGTAAAAATGAGTTCCTCCGCCTTGTATTGGAAAGTCCGGTTGCGCAAGAAATTGTTGGACACACGGGTACGGCTGAACTCATGCGGGATTTGGCCGGTAATCTTAATACCAATGTTGACCGTCTTGTCCCTTCTCGAGAAGATATTGAAAAGAAGCAGCAGCAACAGCAAATGATGCAACAGCAAATGATGATGCAGCAGCAAGCTCAAGAAGCGGCTAACTTACAAGAAGATGGAAGCGAACAAGGTGGGCGGGAAGGTAACTTTATAAGCCCGCGCCCAAATGGACGTTAACGAGTGTATCTGTTGACACGTTAACACATATGCTATACTTTTAAACTATGATTGATTTGAATAGTGTCGATACCCAAGCCGTTACAGCTCTGAATAGACTCAGAGAACCCGGCAATGAAGCATTACTCAAGTTACTCGAGGCGGAGTTAGAAACCGCCAAGCTGAAGCTAGTACACGCAGCCGACATGGTACAAGTCCACCGGTTGCAAGGACGAGCGGAAGCATTTGCAGATTTACTGGAAGCTGCGAAAGACGCAGCCAAGGTAGAAAACCGCGCATATGCGCAAAATACGAGAAGCACACCATAACGGGAACAGCATACCCACGGGACGCTAGGAACAGAGTTGGTGCTTTAAGGAGAAAAACATGGCATTGCCAAAACAGGTGCAAGCACAGCTTGCTGAAGTGGAAGAACTAGAGAAAACGCTAAACGCCCAAACGGAAGAACCAAAGAAAAAGAAGGCAAAAGAGCCTAAAGTTTCAGAGGTAAAACCCGAGGATACCGAGGCAGAAGTACCAGTCGAAGCGGAAGTAGCACTTGAACCGGTAGAAGCAGAGCCAGCTGACACGTCACCGACGGACGTAGCGGTTGAATTTGAGCAGAAGTACAAAACCTTACGGGGTAAGTATGACGCTGAAGTCCCACGCTTGCACTCGCAAGTTAAGGACTTAACGGCTAAGCTGAACGATCTCACTGAGACTTTAGCGGCACAGCCCAAAGAACCGACAAAGCCGAAGGAGAAAGTCAGTTATGTGACTGATGAAGATCGAGCCGAATTTGGCGAAGAACTGATAGATGTCCAGCGTCGTGTTGCGCAGGAAGTTTCTCAAGAATATGAGGGACGCTTTGAGCAACAAAGTGAGATTATCGCGCAGCTTCAAAAACAACTGAAGCAAACTGGTAATCAGGTTGGAGAGATGAGCTTTTCTCAGAAATTAGCAGCGCTAGTTCCTGATTTTGCAAGTATCGACAACGACGAACGTTGGATTGCGTGGTTGAATGAGCATGACCCCATGTCTCGCGGACCTCGCAGAGATCAGGCGGCACAGGCGTTTACTACAGGGGACGCTGAGGCAGTAGCACACTACGTGAAACTGTTTAGGGAAACCTTAGAGCCGGAAGTACCGCATGAGCGTCAGACTCGCCAAGCCGAACTCGAGAAACAGGTCGCGCCAAATCGTTCAGCGAAT